TAACGAAAGAAATGTTTGAAGTAGATTCGTTAATAATGACGATACAAATGCAAATAGATAGTACATATATTGACTTTGAAGGCTTTTACATTGATGCCCAAAGAATAAACAATGGACATGAGTGATATAGTATTAGGGGCAATTGCATTGGTTGCTTTCTTATGGATGTTAAGAGAGTGGAACAATGCCGAGTAAAGGGATAAATTCAGAATCTCAACTACATATCAGTGTTGCTTTCTTAATTAAGGCAATGGTTGGAATCTCAATGTTAATAGCTGCATACTACAATACGCAACTAAGATTCGCCAGTATTGAATCAAGAGTCGAAGGAATGCACGAAGAATTAGTGGTATTAAATTCTAAAGTAGCAAGTATGGAAAATAAACATATTGTTGAGTTAGAAGAGCAAAATAAAAGTTTGATGGAAAAATTAGGATTGAAGCGGAAATAGGATGTCGCAGATTATGAACACATATCTGGAAGTAGGTGCCGTGGGGATTATCGTTGCCCTCTTTGTCCTTATGATTATGAATTTGATGAAAAGCCAAAAGTCTCAAAATGAAGATTTAGATGAAATACGCCAATCTATCGCTAAGATGGAATCAACTATAGAAAATGTGGAGAGCATTACTATCAAGCTGATTGAAAGATGGAACAAGAGTGATGATATATCACAGAGACACAGAGAGGACATTGTTCGTGAACTCAATGATGTAACGGATGACTTGGCGTTTTTGAAAGGCAGAATAAATGGAAGACAGTAGGAGTGATTGATTCGTTGAAAACTATAGGTAATGGCGTCGTGGGCGTCGGAGTATGGTGGATAAATCTACCAATGATATTGCAAATGCTCGTTTCTTTGGCGACATTAGTATATATAATAATAAAGATTAAAAAAGAATTGCAGAATAAGTAATGCCTTTATATCAATATAAATGCAAAAAATGTGGAGAGTTTGAGGATATCTATTCAAATATGATGACAACTTCCTCCGAGGATCCACTTGTTGGCAATAAGTGCTCAACCTGTAAGGGTGGCAAAATAGACAGAGTTGTTACTGTCCCGAATGCTATCGTTAGAGAGGGTGGAGCATGGGCAACTGCAATACGAAAAGATCAAGTTGGTTTCTCTGAAATGGATATAGGAGAAAGCATTGATCGTATGAACTCAAACAAGCAAAGGAGCTAATATGAGCGAAATGGTTAGTTATGTCATGGAAAACTATATGCAAATACTTTCTGCCGTAGGTGGAATTGTAGGTGGATTTGCTGTTATAGCATCGATGACGCCAAATAAAAGCGACGATAGGATTGTTCAGATGATTCTGGACGTAGTGAATTTTCTAGGTGCTAACTTTGGCAAGGCTAAGAACGGAGGGTAATGTGGCTAAGGTTAAATTAAACGCTTGGGCAAATAAGATAGTTAAGAAGACAATTGCACAAGTTCTTCGGAAGGTCGGAGTCACAGAGACCATTCTATTTATTCTCGACATCGTAGCCGATATGACTGAAACTGAAGCTGATGATAAGATAGTGGCTGAATTAAGGAAGGCATTGAATCCTAAGTAATGCCAAGAGGTATTGCAGTATTAAGGGATTTTTCTGGCGGGATAAACACACAGTTTAACCCTAGAGATATACTGGATAACCAACTCGGTTACGCACAGGATGTTATGGGCGATCGGGTTGGTTCTATCCGTACTATGGGCAATGGTAGCGGAGGATTAAGAGGCTTAAATAATGAAGTAAATGCCTACGAAGATGGATCTAATAACGCAATGAACACTTTAGGGAGCACAGATATTGTCAATAGCCCAGGTTATGGATTTAAACATTTTGAGCTAGATTGGACTGAAGGCGGGGCTAATACAGGCGAGCATTATCTTGCCGTGGTAGGACAAGATGGAGCGTTAAATCTTTGGGATTATACAAACAATAGTTGGGCTGCTCCCGTTTCTGGAGTGGATGTCAGTAGTGACCAAACAGATTGTTTACCAATAATAACTGCAATAAATAATGGCATAAGGGTAGCTGATACAAACTTATCAAACGCCAGTACAATTAAATATTATATGTACGTTAAAAGGGATCAGTTAGACACAGATAGATCTGGATTTTACGCTGGGAACAATACGCTTCCCGCACCATCTAGTGGCAACTTAGTTAGTTCTGCTACCTATACTGATGGTGCTATTAATTTTCAAATAGATTCACAAACAGCTGGGACGGGGACATGGACAAAGGATAATTATGTATTTGCCTATACTTTTGTTTATGATGGCAACCAAGAGTCTGCTCCATATATATGCTCGTCCGCTCTAGGGTCAGCCGATGTCAATGAAGACAGACCTTGGAAGGTAACTGTATACGCAGATGCTGGCGGAAGTGGAACAAGTTACGATGCGAGAATAACTGGAGCCAGGATATATTGGAAGTATTATGATTCTGGGTTAAGTAAGGTTGCTCAGGGTGAGTGGAATTTATTGGTTGATGTAGATATAACGGGGTCAAGCTCAAACGATCACGCTTATGGGATTAGGTCAAAGCTTGGTGATATATTTCTTGATTGGACTAAAGCTACTAGCGTTACAGCCAATGCGGTAATTGTTATACAGGATCCTCCCATAGATACCTATGCCACTTTAAACGGCTACAGGAGTAGTGACGGAGCTCTCGTAATTGGAAACGCAGGCGACGGATATAAGTCAGCTATCTTTACAAACAGAAGAATGTTTGTTGCCAATGTTAAAATGACAGGAGCTGATGGAGAACAAACTCAAGAAGCGGATAGAATAATGTATTCACCTGTGAATAAACCTGATATATTTCCCGCTAGTCAGTTTATAGATGTAGTTAAAGGGGATGCAGAGCCATACGTTAAACTCGAATCGGTTGGCGAACGGTTATTTGCCTACAAAAAAGACAATTTATATATAATAAATATTTCCAACCCAAGCCCTTCTGGATGGTATCTTGAGGCTACGCATAGAGGTATGGGGCTTATACATCCAGCCGCTGTATTTAAAACAGATTTTGGTCTAACTTGGGTAAACTCCAATGGTCTTTTTATATATCAAGAAGGTGGGGGTATAGCTGAATTGTCAGAAGGTAAAATATTAAATGGGCACGGAACCGATGATTATGGTTTTAGTGCATGGGGTAAGCTAATTACTGCTAATTCTATTATTGGATACTCTCCAGAAGATAAAGAAATAATTATAAATTTAGATTGTGGGGCTACAACTAACGATCAAAACTTTGGTGGAAATGGGTCAGATGTTATCGTATACGATATGGAAACCCAATCATTTTGGTTCGGAAAGAATAGACTTACAAGCGGAGCTTTAGCCACTAATTTTGACTACGATTGGAATGGTGAATTGATATATGGATCTGAAGCTTCAAATACGATAACAATTAGATCTTGGCAGTCAGGAAGTCAAACATCTAGTTCTTTTTTATTTGTTACAAAAGATATTGACTTTGGTTCACCTGCTAAGAAAAAGAAAGTGTATGATATATACATAACTTATAAACATTCTGACAGCAATAGTGTATCTAATTTTTTAAGTTATTCCACAAACGGAGGGACGAGCTTTGTAACTGTTGATGGAGATGGATCTACTGCAATTGCAAACAATACATTAGATCAAGCAGCAAGTTGGGAAATCCATAAGTTTACATTTACAACGCCTGTAGAATGCCAAAGTCTTACGCTAAGATTTAACGGACCAACTAGCAATGCTAGTAAAATTGATATTAACGACATTTCTATTGAGTATAGAGAGCTATACGGAAGGGTACCTGCAACCTAATGGGCTTTATAAAAATAGACACTTCAGGTATGAATAAAAGATATGGTAGGGGCACACCAACGCAGAGGTCTCAGCAGGTAACTTCTTTTAATACCCCAAGTAAAAACAGGGCACCAGATATACCAAAAACCGAAGCCAAGGAAGGTGATATTTTAAGTTTCTTTGACGATGGGAAAGGAAAGGTTTTAACATCTTTCGATGGCGGATATCAATCTTCAAATACGGCTAAAGTTTCAGATATGAATAGGGTTGATTTAGGTATGAATCCTATGAAAATAGACGCATCAGGAGCTTCTAGGATTACTTTTAAGGGAGTGATCCAAGCTGGTCTTATTGGTCAAAATATTATTACTATTGATTCAAACAATATAACCCAATACATACCGAGCGGGACTGAAAAGCTTTATTTAGACGGAAGCCAAGGTGGTGAAATTGGATCATTTGTTCGTGCAAACACAGCTTGTAGAATAAATGAAATAATTATTGATGACGCTGGTCATTTTGATGCCTGTATTGTTATACTTGAATCTGGTAGTGCAAATTGGACATTTGAGTTTGGCGATGCCACTGGAAACAACGACTTAGTAATGGACTC